CTAACATTTGATATGCAATACGATTAACATCCAGTCGGGCCGATTGAGCATATAATGCTGGAATAGTTGAAATAAAATCGACATCATCGTTAATAAATGCTTGTCGTGACATTGAAAATTGTCTTCCGAATGTCAATAATTGTCTTGTTGGACCTTCTTCAGCATTAACCATATCGTGTTTCAGTTCGCCATTTTCAGGAACTAATAATAAACTTCCAGCAGTCCCAGTAGCATAAGTTTTAGTCGGTCTAAAATCTTTTAATGTGCCTCGTTTAGTCCAAAGTTGGTAGGTTGTTTCAGCATTTAAATATGCTTGTTCAAATGAAATTCTTGCTGTTTGATCCATTATCCCAGTAAATAAACTAGTTGGAGTCATATATTGACGTAATAATTCATCTTCACTTAATCGATAAGCGTTATTCGCACCTTCCATTCGTGCAGATTCCCTAGCTAAATCTTTCAAAGACAAATTCCGTATTTCGTTTGCGCCTTCTGCAGGTTTATCAATCGTTAAACCTGCTCTTAACGCTAGACCATCCTTAGCTGCTTCTCTAAATTTGTCTCCTTCATCCTTTACAATACTTACACTTAAAGGCTTTTTATCTTTTAATTGTTTTTCCAAAATCAAAGTTCTTACTTCATCAATCGATTTACCATCTTTTATATATTCATTAGCGTCGTATCCGAAGCTTCGACAAAGATTATCGATGTCCATTGTTCGTTGTCTTTCATTTTCAATAGCTTGTCTTTCGATTTCTTCGTTGTTTTTTGGATTATTTGATCCACTTGGCATTGGTTCTACAATACTTCTTAACGCAGTAATAGTATGTTGGAGCATATCAAATTCTCGTTGTTCTGTTTCATTTAAATCTCGTTGTTCTGCTTTTGCTGCATCTAAAATAGCTTGCTGTCTGGCTAACATTTGTTCTAAATTCATTTATTTGCCTCCTACATAATTTTGATTGATTTGAAGTTGCTTGTAATACAAGGCTTTAGGCTCTGACCTAGCCATTTGTTCAGGTAGTATGGAACTCCCTATATCTCTACCCACACCCACTGTTGCGTCGGCAGGTACTGAAACAATCGAGATTTCATGAGGGGACCATCTAAGCGCCACAGAACAAGGTCCAACATGACTACCATCACTTGAGGTTTTACCAGTAGAAACTTCTTCCCAACTATCGACTCTATAACCTACACTTACACCTTTTAGAGTGCCTGATTTTACTTTTTGATAAATCAAATCGCTTGCTTCGTCCTCATCAAACGTTACAAGTGCATGTCCTCTGTTTTCCTGTATCCAAGCATTTTCGATACGACCAATAACTTTGTCTTTATCATGGTTAAATAAAAGACAGCCTATTTCATTGAGTCTAGTTAGATTCATTGCGCCGTCTTTGTGACTTAGAATCTCTGGACCAAACCATCTATCATAGGGTTCTTCACTTGAAAAACTAAGTTCAACTTGTCGTTTTGCCTCGTCGATATCTCTAGTTTGAATGCTAGTATACCTCTTAAAAACTTCAGTTTGACGGTTCTGTTTTTTTGTCATTTATATCAACTCCTTTCAATTTCATAAATTCTATTTCTTGTGCTCTTTGTTCTATGAGTTCTCGCCAGTCTTCCCCGTTAATTGCAGCTAACTCTGCTAATGTGGTTTGATTTGAACGAAGCGCTATTTCATTTGCTTTAACTTCTTTTAATGGATCAATCCATTTTTGACCTGGTGGCATCCATGTATGCTGCATGTAATATGTTTTGTTCTCCCAAAAATCTTTAATATCAATTGCTCCGCATAATACAGCTGATATAAGAAATGTTTCGTATATTTCAGTTAATAAATGATCTATTAAATATCCTTGTTCAATTGCGTAAGTTTTTTGGTCTTCTAACAATCCTTGTCTCGCACTACTATAATTTACTTGAGACATATCGCGAGCTACGGTTTCATAAGAAATACCTTGACCACTTCCTGTTAATCGCTGTTGTAATCTAACGAAGTCTGCCGCGTTCGATCCCTGCGCAGATGGTTGAACAACTGAAATGTCTTCCCCCGGATTTAATTCAGAAATTAATCCTGGACTGAGTAATTTGTCCGAATAACTGAAACCTTCACCTGACTTGTTTTGTCTACCCATTGCACCTGATCCACTAGGAGTGATTTTTTTAATAAAGACAGCCATACATGCCTCTATTCTCGCTTTGATACCGACTGCTTCCATATAAGAATTAACATCTTTAATTCTAGGTATTGTTACGGAAGTTTCGGGCATCTCTCGAATTTGAGAAGGACGTTTCTTACTCCATAAAAAAATAACATCATTTGCTTCAATTCGTTCAGATTTACCTGAATAAAAGCTGTTAATGTCATAGTGTTTAAAATAATATGCAATTGGTCGATTGTATTCATTGTATTCAATTCCATTGCTGATTCTTTTATTATTTCTACTCATTTGCATTGTATCTAAGTCGTCTACTTCTCTAAGTTGCAAAGTAAATGGAACTACTCCACCTTTTGTATATCGTTTTACAAAAATAATGCCACCATCAATTTTTTTCCTTCGAATAGCCATTCTGCACAGTGATGCAAAACTTTGTTGAAATGTTACATCACAGTTACGTGGCTTGCACCATTCTTTCCATAACTTTTCAATTTTTGAATTTAACTCTTCGTTATTTTCGATTTTGGCTTGTAATTTAAATCCTGTTCCTACTACATTTCTTTCAAATGCTCCAATAATACTTTCTGTTATGTCCGAATTACGCTCTAAATCTCTTGAGCGTGCACGGATAGTTTCTCTGTACATCGCATCTGTTTGTTCAGCAGTAGAGTTGACTGCTCTCCAACCAGCATTCAAACGATCATGTTCTCCAGCATCATAATTCCGTAGACCTTCATAACTTTTTCTCCAGGATTCTCTCTTAAATGCTGTTGCAGGTGAAAAATAAGCAATTGTTCGATCTATCCAACTCATTTATTCATCTCCTATCAAAGACTGCAGCATAAGTTCCAGGAATAAGATTATTACAACCATTGTTTTCAATCTCCATTTGCGCTTGGAGATTTTTCTGTCTTTCATATAACAAAGATAAATCAGCTCTTCTTAATTTACGAGCGCCAATTTGATATTCTTGACCGCCAATTTCAATTGCAGTGATAGCTTGATTGATTTGTTCTAATTGTTGTTCCAATGTTAATAAACTTGTTGTTTCAAGATTCTTCATATTTGTCACCTCCTAAAGCCATTTATCTTTTTTTAACCACGAGTTGCTTTTCAACCAGGAATCATTAAAACTACTGGCTTGTTTATTTATTACTTGTGCCTCATCCTCGTGTTTGTCAGGTTGCATTAAATGGATGTTTCGAACATGAAGAACGTCCGCAGCTGCAAAAGCATATACCTCTGTGTCTAAATAATGATTGTCAGCATGAGAAGTTTTAGGTTTCCATACTTGCACAACTCTTCCAGCTTTTTTTTCGTTTATCTTATGCTCGGCAGTCACTTGTTCAGCATATTCTCTATCACAGTCTTTATGTACCATCCAAGAACCTTGTCCATTTTGTCTAGACATACGAGAAGCAATGATATCTTTATATTTTCCACCATCAACCAATAACAATCTTGTACCATACGCACTGGAATCTACTTTGTTGATAGTACTAATCTTAAAATGATTATTACTGTTACCTACCCCTTTAACTGGAATAGCCCATTCACTATTTAAAGTACAGAATTCATATACCTCGTCAGTCTGGTCACCTGAATCCACGCCACAAAGATTAACCATGAATGCTTCACCACTTGATTTAAGGTATTCGGCGTTCATAACATGTTCAACTTCTCTAAAACTGAGCGCTTGGCCGTGAGCGATATTTTGACTAGTTAAATATGGTCCCCACGCTCTAATTGTCCAATATAAGCTTGTTTCTTGAACATCGACTCCGCCCGTCAACATAACTGCCCAATCAGGGACTTCAAATTCCTTGCAATCGCTTTGTCTTTCGAGCACAACATCAGCATTTGTTTTTAGTTTGGTATCTTCCCAAGGTTCCGCGAGCCATGAATTAATAAAATTTTGAAATGCTTCTGGATCCTTATGTGTGAATAGAAACTCCTTAGCGATTTCCGAAAAACGAACAAAGGGAGAATATAAAGTATTCATCCAATAAGCAACTTTACGCGGAAACTGAGTCCGTTGCTCAACAATTTCCCATTTACCTAATTTAATCATTTGAATCTTATGTTGATCAGTAATGATACACCCGCATATTTGACAACAGTAATTAGCAAACTCTGCTCGATCTGCCAAACTCATTCCCTCGTCTTTCGGCCATTTTATTTGTTCAAAAATCAATTCGATATATTCACTACAATGAGGACATGGTACTTTGTATTTTTTCACAACGTCCGCATTTTCTTTTGCTTTCCAAATATGGCCCGTTTTTAATGTTGGTGTTGAGGTAATAAAAATTTTTTTGTTAGGGAATGTCTTTGTACGCTCTCGAGCGAGTTTAATTGGGTCTGCCTCTTTCTTGCTTGCTCCCGGGTACTTATCTACTTCGTCTAAAAATAAATAGCGAATAGCTTTACTCGAAAGTGATGCTGGAGAGTTTGCGCCACCTAAACTAATAAACATTCCATCACATTGAAGTTCTTGACGACTAGATTCTCTTTTTTTGAATTTTTCCTTGAGTTCATTTGATAAGGTCAACATTGGTTGAATTCGATTCTCTGATACGAACTCTGCGAGATCTTCGGTAGGATACACAACCATCATGGGACTAGGATCTTGCATAACTGTATATCCAATCATGTTGTTTAGAGCTTCTGATCCACCTACTTGAGTAGGTTTAATAAAAATGATTTCTTCGGTTTCAACATTATTGAACTCATTCATAATTTCAACTAAGTACGGTGTTACTGAATTGTTCCACTTACCTGGTAACGCAGACGTTTTACTATCCATAATCCGGTACTGTTCTGCCCATTGACTTACAGTTAGATTTTCAGGAGGCTTTAAATAGCTAAGTGCACTTAATAAATACTTAGGTAGCCTTTGTTCTCTTTTTTTTCGCATTGTAAACACCTCCTGTACTAATTTGTTCTAGAGCATCATTTATTGTCTCGCTTAAATTTTTTTCGATTCTTCTCGCCTCAATTGGCGGTACATACTGAGATACTTCTCCTGAAAGTTTTCGAGACAATGATAAAATTGATTTTTTGAATACAAGAAAAAATCGAGACAGCTCTGCCTCTATGTCATCTTTCTCTATGTACCTGCCATTTTCAAAATCCACTTTAATACGTGTTAATTCTGATTGAGCTTCCTTGTATGAAACTTCGGCTTCGAGTTTCTTTTGTTGTAAGTTTATGGACCTGCTTACTTCGGAATCT